TCCGGTTAAGGGTTCAGAAAACCTCAACAACGTCGTCGTGCCAATGCCTGCGGTAATTAACCCACCAGAGTTCTACAATCAGTCTGCGCTCATTATCAATGACATTGACCGTGTATCTGGTGTTTCCGAATATCAGCGTGGTTCGATTCCCGAGACCACCCGTACCGCCCGTGAAGCATCAATCATTGCTGAAGCTGGCAACGCCCGTGTAGCCGAGAAACTCATAACCATTGAGAACAACATTGCCAAGTGCGCCCAAAACCTCATCATGTTGGCTCAACAATTCATGACGGGTGAGCAGACGGTACGCATTGTAGGCACCGACGCGGCACCAGTGTTCTTGACTTTTGACAGAGACTATATTGCTGGTCAGTTTGATTTCACTGTTGAGGCTGGCTCTACGGCTCCTCGCAATGAGGGTTTCCGCCGTGACATGGCTTTGCAGATGGTTGCGGCTCTTCAGCCGTTTGCCCAACAGGGTTTGATAAACATGCCAAAACTTGCCGAATATGTGCTCAGTATTGGGTTTGGCGTCAAGGACCCGCAATCGTTCTTGCAAGAACCGCCACCGCCGCCAGGCATGGAAGGTATGCCGCCAGGTATGGAGGGTATGCCGCCAGAAGGCATGATGCCACCGGGGATGGAGGGTATGCCGCCAGAAGGCATGATGCCACCAGAAATGGAAGGTATGCCACCAGGCGCACCACCTTCGGGCGGTATTGAAAGCCTGCCACCAGAACTACTTCAAGCATTACTAGCGCAAGGTAGGTAATGAACTAAGGTAGTTATATAGGGGTATTTCCCCGGGAACAACCAAAGAAGGACGGACTCCCATGACAATGCAAAACACTGACGCAACAGACGAACAATTAACTCCCGAAACGGAACAATTGATTGATGAGAATGAAGCGGTAGTAGAAACTCAAGATGAAGAATTAGATTTGTTTGATGTCACAGAGTACGGCGACAAAGTCGTCAGACTCCAAGTTGACGGAGAAGAAGTTGTAGTTCCAGTCAAAGAGGCTCTAGCTGGTTACCAGCGTCAAGCGGATTATACCCGCAAGACACAGGAAGTCAGCGAGCAAAGGAAGCAATTGGAATTCGCGGCAACTTTACAGGACGCCCTGCAAAAAGACCCCGAGAATACGTTGCGCCTGTTGAACCAGCAGTTCGGTAGAACTCCAATGACGGTGGCAACGCCGGAAGAGGACGAATATCTAACAAGCGAAGAACGACAGGTAAGGGATTTAACTAGTCGCCTTCAAGCGCTCGAGCAAGAGCGTGCGATGGATTCACTGATTAAAACCATTGATACTTTGCAGGAGAAATACGGCGATGAATTCAACGCAGACGAAGTTGTATTCAAAGCGAACCAACTTGGCATAACCGATTTGGAAGCAGTTTTTAAACAGCTCGCTTTCGACAAGGTGTATCAAGAAAAAACTAAGGCCAACGCAAAGTTGACCGAAGAACAGGGTCGCATAAATGCAAAACGTAGCGCTTCGGTAGTTTCTAACGGAGCAACGGCGAAGAGTTCGGCACCGAAATCTGCTCCACCCAAATCCATTCAAGAAGCCTATGAGATGACAAAACGTCAACTCAACGGCTAAATCAATCAACATGAACAGGAGTTCATATGTCAGGTAATCCAAATTTCAATGCGCTGTTAAGCACAACGCTCCAGAACTATCAGCCAACGCTGGTAGACAACATTTTCAAGGACCTAGTTCTCTTGAATCACTTGAACGAACGCGGTCGCGTGGTCGTTGAAGAAGGCGGTACGTCAATCGTAGAGCCACTCATGTACGCAATAAACAACACTGTTTCTTCGTACAGCGGCTATGACGCAATTGACCTCACACCACAGGACGGCATCAGCGCTGCTGAATACCAATGGAAGCAGATGGCTGCCTCTATTGCTATCTCGGGCATCGAAGAAGCAAAGAACCGTGGAACCGAAGCAATCATCAAGTTGCTCAACGCCAAAGTTCAACAAGCCGAAATGTCGCTCAAGTCTTCCTTGAACGACCAGTTGTTCGCTGACGGAACCGGCAACGGTGGCAATGACTTTAACGGTCTTGGCAACATCGTCGGAACCCAGAACAACACTGTCGGTGGAATTGACGCTTCGTCAAACACTTGGTGGAATCCAACCCAGGCAACGAACATGGCAGCGGCATTGTCGCTTGCCAACATGGCCGATGTCTATAACCGTGCATCACGGGGTTCGGATGTTCCAGACATCATCGTCACTAACCACACCTTGTTTGAGAAGTATGAATCGCTTCTCACGCCAAACGTGCGTTATCAAGATGTTTCAAAAGCAAATTCGGGTTTCACCAACCTGATGTACAAGCAGACACCAATGGTGTTTGACTTGGCATTGGCCACTGACTCATCGGATGCGCCAATGTACTTCTTGAACACGAAGTACCTCAAGCTCACAGGGCTCAACGGTTACTGGTTCGCAACGACCGATTTCCAGAACGGCACAGTAGCGGGCGTTGATGCTCGTTATGCGCTAATCATGTCGTACGGTCAGTTGACCTGCAGCAACCGTCAACGTCAGGGTTACATTACAGCTGACGCCTGATAAATGTTTCGGATGGATGGGCTTGAAGGGGTCCATCCACTCGGAGTAATAAAAAACAACAACAAAAACAAAACCCAACAAATAGTTAGGTATCTGCCGAAAGGCAAGGAGAAATAACAACTATGTCCACTAATAACAGATTCGTCGTAGAACGCACAAACGTTCTCAAAGACGACGTAACAGTAGGCACTACGTACGCCGCACTTGATGCTGGAGACTTCGGTTTCTACGGAGTCGCAGGTCAAACCTACGAATTCGATGCCCGAGTCGTTTACGACGCAGACGGTGCAACAGAAGGCGCTGCTTTCTCAATCACCGCAGGTGCAGCACCAACAGTAATTCAGTTCGTTGTGGTCTTTCCAACGACTGCAACAGCCGAAACCGTGACGCAGTGCAATGCAATTGACACCCCAGACCACGGCACTGCCTCAATAGATGGATTGAACACAGCCCAAGTATTTGGCGTTGTGACACCATCGGCAGACGGGTTCATTGCGGTCAGCGGCATTGCAGAAACTGCAAGCAAAATCACAGCCAAGGGTGGTCTTTCAACCTTGTCGTGGAAGCGCATTGACTTCCCAGCACAGCCATAATCGCTAACCCGTAAGGGTTGCAACGGATTTGGTGGGAGTCGTGAATTATCTTCCTTCGGATGATTCGTGGCTTCCACCATTTTCCTATGTGTGGGATGCAGAGAAACCGGAAGAATACGTGTATGACCCAGAAATCACCAACAGGTGGTTTTGGGAACTACAAGGTAACGACACCAACTAATGTGTAAGAAAGCATAGAAGGAGCAACTTATGTCAAGACAAACAGTCCAGTTAGGTCAGGGCCTATCGGGTACGGAGCGTTACGGGACGGTTCATACTGGCGAAGTGCGACAAATGCTGCCTGCGCACATGCAGTCCGGGATTGAACCCGCACCACCTTCCGGCATTAAGTACGGCATTAATTCTCAATGTGCTTACGTTAAAGCTGACGGCGAAAGATGCATGGCGCCAAGAAAAAGAGAAACTGAATTTTGTGTCGGCCATGGTAAAAAAATTAAGAATGAAACCGAGGCTTTGCTCAAAGAGGAGTCTTTGGTCGCTGAAGAAGTTTCAATAACCAAGGAGTAATTAATGGCAATTCCATTTCAAAACGAAAACTTAACTCTGTCGCAAATGCGCAGTCTTGTTAGTCAACTTTCTGATTTGGACATTGGTAATGACCCAAACGACGACATTACGGTTGACTTGGTCAACTCCTTTATTAAAGAAGGCTTTCAAAAGATTTACAACCTAACTACTAGATTTCCCTACTACCAAGCGACTTACAGTTTTTCAACCGTAGCAAATCAAAGAGATTATGCGGCATTTGGTCAAACACTTCCGACACTAGGGTCGACAACGAGCAGCATTACCGACTTAAATCAAATCATTTCTGTTGTCAATAACAGCAACGCCGGTAACTCATTGATTTACATGGACCAGTTCAAGATGGAAAGTCTTTTTGTTGGTACTAGAGATTTTGCTAGCTTGCCTGCATATTTTACTATTTGGGCTGACCGACTTAATCTGTATCCAAAACCAGACGCCGTTTACTCTTTTACAATTCGTGGCTACCGTCGCCCACTTCTCACATGGTTAAATGACATCAACTTAAGTATTGATATAAGCCCTGACATGCAACTGCCGTTGGTCAATTACGTAATGTCACGCATCTTCCAGTTCCAAGAAGACCCCGAAATGGCAGCCGTTTACAATCGTCAGTTTGAACAAGAAGTTGCGCTAGTACAAGGCAATCTAACTGCACCGAACAATAATCAACCTTTAATCATGAGCGGTGGTTTGCAACTACCGTTTGATTTAGGTTATTACGGCAACCGTATTTCAATTATGCCTGGTGCTCCTCCAACCGCGTTTGTGTATTAAATGGCCCAGATACTTTTTGACCAGGTCCGTGATTTTACAGGCGGTATAAATTTTCGTGCTGACCAGTTTCAGTTAGCCAAAAATGAATCACCGCAGATAATCAATCTTGAAGTAGACCCACGAGGCGGCGTGTTTTCTCGTGCTGGCTACAAAAAGAAACACCCCAACGAAATAACCGTTCCCTGGAAACCAAAAGGTTTGTTTGATTATCGGTACCCTTCGGCACCGCATATTATGCTCACGACAGGATTCAACTCAACGGGTTCAGTAGACGGCAGAGTACTGAAATCTACTGGCGGAGATTTTGACGTTCTTAATTCCGCTGCTGCCACACCCGTAGCCGTCAAGTCACCAAACGGTGCCAGCATGACCCAGTGGGAAGACACTCTATATATCGCTCTTGGTAGTTCCGCTACCGCAATGTGCAAATGGAAAGTAGGCGATACTTTCACCACTGCGCTTACTGCTTCTGGACCTACATGGCAGCCTTATCAAACGGGTGGCTCAGGGTTTATGCCTCGTGCCGAATTGGTTCGTTCGCACGCCAACAAGTTGTTTTGCGCCAATACTTTTGAAAACGGTGAATCATATCCAAATCGCATTCGCTGGTCTCACGAAAACTTGCCTGAAGCTTGGTACGAACAGGACTACATTGAC